CAGGATGGGCGCTCGCGCGCTGTTTCAACCGATGTCGCCGACACCATCGAAGGCCTGATGCCGAGCCTGATGGATATCTTTGCGGGCTCCGATGAAGTGGTGCGCTTCGAGCCGGTCGGACCCGAGGACGAAGCGGCGGCGGCCCAGGAAACCGACTACGTCAATCACGTCTTCATGCAGCAGAATCCCGGCTTCATGATCCTGTATTCTTTCATCAAGGATGCGCTGCTGTCCAAGGTCGGCATTGTCAAGGTGTGGTGGGAGGAGCGCGAGGAAGAGAGCCGCGAGACCTACTACGACCTGACCGACGATCAGTTCGCGCTGCTGGCGCAGGCGGTGATGGAATCCGGCGGCGCGATGCAGATCGCGGCGCACACGGTGCACGATGCGGGCGATGCGTTGGAAAAATCGGAAGCGGTGAGCTGACAAATGCGCGGGCCTTGTCCGGGGCTATGACGCCTTAAAATAAGAAGAGGCCCATACAAGCAGCCCGAAGCCACCGAGCGCCCAGGCGAGCATAATCCGATCATTCCGGATCGCTCTTTGTCGGTACTGCCTGCCAACTTCGCGCGAAGATTACGCGGGATTGGTTTCCTTATCGGCCAAATTGTAACGCCGTTTCCAAATTGCAACGGCGTTTAAAGAGTACGAAGCAGGGATATGTTGCCATGTCGGTAATGAAAATGAGAATCTCCGACCAGATGGATTCTCCGCATCGGTGCCTCTCTGGGGGTCCTTTGGAACGGGCGGAACTACGGCGCCATAAAATAAGGTGAAAGCCAGATCACCAGCAGGAAGGCGAGAACCCCCCAGGCGCCAAAGAGCAACCCGTTTTGATTTAATTTTTTGAAATATTTCTGACCCTCGGCATTGAAGAGTTCGGGCTTGATCCGCGAAACCAATACTTTTCGAATCGAGCCGCCTTCCGGCCCACCAACGTTCACCCCTGGCGCGAGATTGTTGAACATCAGGCGCAGCAAATTCAGTTGCCGGCCGCACAAGAAGAGAGCGGCGCCGAGCCAGATGAACGCAATAGCATAAGCAAGATAGATCATTTCGCCCTCAGCATTTTGCAGAATTTAGCTCGCATTTGCTTCGCGCATCAATGGGGTTTGCTGTGCTTCGGCCCACGGGCTGTTTATCAAAGACCGAGATATGGGAACGACCTATGGCCGTAAAAAGAAATGGAAATCTGTGGCCCGACGGGCTTTCCTTGTCCTGGACTCCATCGGTTCCCGGTGTTGGTCTTATCGGGGTCGGCGGCACTTATTATTGGAATCCGGGCTCGGACAATGCTCCCCCCGTGACGTTCACCGGCATGTACGGCCGGGGCCGCGACGTGGGGAGGCTCGGATCGCCTCTGACAAGCGGCAATGCCGGATTTGTCTTTCGAAGAAACGGGATGACCTCGGCTGATACGCTGGGGTATGGGACGACGTCAAACGTCTCAACGCTGTTGCCGTCCGTGACCGTCAATACCAGTATTCCGGACGAGAACGGCATTCCTCAGCCTACGAAGAACAAAGTGTCCTCCATCGAGGCAGGCATCAGTAACTCGGTCGGCGCTTCCACCGCCGCCACCTATACTGCGACGCCTCAACAGATCGCCGATTTTCTGATCAAATACGGTTGGGTCACTCCGGCGATGGGCCCTCAAGACGAGCTCTCGCCCTTCGTCCGAACCTTGCAAAGCGGCGTCGGAACGGTCGGCCAAAGCAGCCAGCCGCCAGTCAGGTTCTTGGGTTCGCGCTACCAAGATCCGCTTGGTGGCGGAATGGCCGGCTGGCAATCCTCTGTGGATGGTACCGATCCGCAGAACTCCGTGAAGCAGGCGGCATCACCGCAGGAGCCTGGCGGGCTGCTCGGCCTGCTGTTGGAACATCTGCGCGACAATCCCGACAATTGAAACACGGCGGCTGGCGAGCCGCGAATTGCGAGAATTTCAACTCAGCTTGCATCTCTCGCAGGTGTACGCTGCGATGAGAGCGTATCACACCGTCTGAACGTATGAAACGACGGGCATCATTCAAGGAATCGAGAGCCATGGCCCTGCCGATCTGCACGCCGACCGCGCATGACGCAGTCGCGAGTCGCGAAGGCGACACGATCGATCGCATCGATACTTGTTCACGGAAGCCGGAGGCGACGAACCGATGAATATGGCTGCCCCTTTGCTTGCCCCGCAATCGTCGCTGCCTGTCGCGCCCGCGATCACGCATGACGTCACGATCGTCACCACGCGAAAGCTCGCGCAGGCCAGGGTGCTTGGCGTTCCTCCAGAGGAATTCGGCATCGAGCGCGGCGCGCGCAATATCCGCGACTGCAATTACTGTTTTCATGAGGTCGTCACCAAGACCGAAAGCCAGTTGATCGCGGAAGGTTTCGACGAAGACCAGATCAAGTCGATCGGCGATTACACCGGCAATACCGAGATCGAGACGCTTTCCCGCGATAGCGTGCAGGAGCATTTCAGCTCCAGCGCCGGAGGGGGGAACTCAGCAGCGCGCCTTGTGAGGATCACCGAGCATTATGTGCGGATGGACTACGAGGGCAACGGCCGGCCAAGTCTGTACCAGGTGATATCAGGCGGCGACCAGGGCGAGATCCTGCGCAAGGACGGCCGCGAGTGCATCACGCCATTCGATGCGGTTCCTTTCGCGACGACCACGCCGGTACCGATCACGCATCGTTTCTTCGGCCGCTCGATCGCTGACCTCGTGATGCCGCTGCAGCGGGAGAAAACCGCGCTCAAACGTGGCGCGCTGGACAATCTCTATCTGCACAACAATCCGCGGGTGGAGGTGGCGGAAAGCAATGCCGGGCCGAACACGCTCGATGATCTGCTGGTGTCGCGGCCGGGCGGCGTGGTCCGCACCAAGACCGCGGGCGGACTGAACTGGCAGGTGGTGCCGGACATCACTTCGTCAATCTATCCGATGCTGCAATATCTCGATGCCGAGCTGGAAACCCGCACCGGTCTCGGCAAACAGACCCAAGGCTTCGACGCCGACGCGCTGCAGAATCAGTCCGCGACCGCGGTGGCACAAGTGTTCTCTGCCTCGCAAATGCGCATCAAGCTAATCGCGCGCATCATGGCGGAAGGCGTGCGCGATATCTTCGCGCTGCTGCATGGCACGATCAGGAAGCACGGCCAGCAGCAGCAGACGGTGCGCCTGCGCAATGCGTGGATCAGTGTCGATCCGCGGGGCTGGAAGACCCGGGACGACATGACCATCAATGTGGGCCTGGGCGCAGGCGGCAAACTTTTGGTCTGGGATAAGGTTCTTGGGCTTGGCGTCACCGATCCGCTGGCTGGATTTGCCTCGGTTACGTCGAATCTCGTGGTGTCGTTTTATTTCGCCAAGCGCGGATTCGAGAACGTCGCTCGGATCATCAAGCGATGAACGCCATGCGTGACGACGATATTCGGGCAATCGTCGCCGAGACGTTGGCCGAACAGCAACGGCTTCATCTCAACGATATCGACGCGGTGATTCTCCGGACGATCGGAACCATCCTGACCTCGTTCGGGATAGAGGAGGAGGACCGCAAGGAATTGCGGGCGGACTTTCAGCACCTGCGGCGCTGGCGCAAGAGCGTCGAACAGGCGCAGAGCTATACATTCAAGGCCGTCATTACCATTATCGTCTCCGGCTTTGTCGGAGCGGTGTGGCTCGGCATCAAGGTCATGCTCGGCAAATGATCCGCGTCATCGTGCTGGTGGCAGTCGTTCTGTCTGCATTCTCGGCTTATGCCATTCCCTGCTGGGCCGTAAGGAAAGCCGTCGCCCAATATGGCGAGGCAGCTGTGGAATCCTGGGCGCGAGCAAAAGGCATCTCCGAAAAGGAAATCGAAAGAGCCCGGCAATGCCTCAAGTGATTCTGCTGACGCTCCCGTTCTGCACCCAAAACGGTGCCGCCCGAGGCTGAATGAAAAGAATGTCCTCCATACTGGGATCAATATCCAGTTCAGCGGGCGCCTTCGTTCGCCGAAAGCGGAATGATTGTTATGCGCGTCCTTTCTGAAGAGCTTGCCTGATAGCGATCTCAACCGGCGAACAGCTGCCGTCCTCGCGCTCGAGCCGGAACGGTTCGGCCGGATGGAGCGGGGGTTGCGCCATGAAGCGTGGCGTCGTGCCGCGGTTCAACTGTGCGGCATGGACCAGCAAGGGATGACACAAATAAACGGTGCCGGCTGCACCGGTCGCCAGTGCCTCCGGCCGGTCGGCCCCCATCTGGTGCAGCACCAGATGGGACATGCCGATCTCGCCGGCTGGCGCGAGAAACCTCGCCATATCCAGGTGCGAGCCTGCGCGTATTCTGGTCGGAGCGTCCTGGTCGGTTACGTCGGAGAACAGGAATAACATCAGCAGCGCACGACCGCGGGAGGTCACATTGACCCGCCAGGAGGAGAAGTCTTCTTGCTCGTTCGGATCGCTGGACTCGCCGGGAAAGCTGACATCGACATGCCAGCCCGTGTCACCCGGATTGTCCGGGGCCCGGAAATCTCACTGGAAAGCTGCTAAGGTTGTGGCCCGGCCGCCATCGTCCCTTACCAACGAGACGGTCGAAAACCGCATGCAGGACTGGCGTGTTTGCCGTCGTCCTGAACGGCGCCTGCTCGTAGTAACCGAGCCGGATGAGCGGTTTTCTCCACGTTGCCGGGTCGTCCGGATCGCATCCGGTGTCCCGCCACAGGATGGCACGGCCCGCGTCGGCAAGCTCCCGCGGAAAGGCCCGATCAATTCGGATAAACCCGTCTTCAATGAAGTGCTGTACCTGTGCGTCGCTAAGCGCACGCGTCGTTTCATGATCGTGGGCAGGCAAGAATATCCTCTTATCGCTTGTGGCCAGCCACCGTCGCCCTGCGATGCAAGGTTGGTGCGGCTCATCTGGTTCGGGAAGCGTGGAGCAGCCCAGGCGGTTGCACCGGGCTCGTCTGCCACCCGCTCGACGCGGCAACGCCGTTAGCGGCTAAGAACACCGAGGCGATATTGGAAGTACGGCTCATCATGATGATCCCACGCTGGCACAGGCCAGCGTCGTTTTGAAGGCCTGGCCGATGTTCAGGATACGCGAGGTCGACGGGCATGACGACGAGATCGCGAACACGCTGGCAGACCTTCACTGCCTGACATTTTTTGACGGCGCGTCCATTCCGGAATTCGATCGGGGGCATTGGTGGCTGGCGTATCACGAGGCTGCACCGGTGGCCTTTGCCGGCCTCGTACCCTCGACGCACGCCCACAATGCGGGATATTTCTGCCGCGTCGGCGTATTGAAAAAACACTGCGGACACGGGCTCCAATTGCGCCTGATGCGCGCGCTGGAATCGCGCGCACGACGCAATGGATGGAGCGCTGTGGTTTCGGACACCACGGACAATCTTGTCTCCGCGAACAACTTTATCCGTGCCGGATATCAGCTGTACCAGCCGCAAACTCCGTGGGCTTGGGGCAACACGCTGTACTGGCGCAAATTTATCAGATAACAGTTGACCGGACGAAAATTCAGTAACTACAGATCCATCGGTGAGGGCGCGGAAATTCCACGTGTCCTGAAGCTCTATTCGCCCGGTGGCCTAACGGCCACCGGGCTTTTTTCGTTTTCGGGGTGCGTGGTGCAACGGCTGCAGACCCGCACTCGGAATGTGTCGCGCGCAAAACGGACAAGGGTTCGGCGCAAACTGAACGATGGGCTGCTGCGAAGCCTAGTCCAGCCCGGCCCGGCGGAATCCTTCCAGATAGTGCTCGCGGTCGGCGTCCTGCCTCATCGGCAAATCTTTTGC